CGGTTTAAAGTTAAAGACGTTGATGAAGAGGGCGGTGCTGAACATATATCAGCGTGGGTTAATAGCAACTTAAATAAAACGCAGATGTCTAATGCCGAAGGAATCAAAGATCTTATGCAGGGCCCGAAGTTAGGTTACAACGTGAAAAAGCGCAAAACATCTGAGCCAAGGGAAGATGAAGAATGATAGAAAACAGACCGTGGGGCACTTACGAAGTGCTATCAGATACTGCTACACACAAAGTTAAACGCATTGTTGTAAAGCCAGGACAACGCTTGTCATATCAAGTGCACGATAAGCGAAGTGAGTATTGGGTAATTGTTGATGGAATGGGAACAGTTACTTTAGATGGTCAAGAGGCAATGTGTTTAGGTGGTGACGCATTTGTTATTGCGACAGGTGTAGCGCACCGAATTAAAAACACAGGTGAAGAAGATTTAGTATTTATTGAGACACAACTTGGATTGTATTTTGGAGAAGATGACATAACTCGTTTAGAGGATGATTACAACCGTGCCTAATTTATCCCCTGATCAATTTCGTACTTTATATCGTGGATTAAGTTCTACTACCGATATTAAAAAGCCTTTAGGTATGCATTGGACAGATGATCCAGAAAGAGCAATGGGGTTTGCACGTAATCCAATACGAAGAGGTCCAGGTGTTGTAATTGAAGGTCAAGTGGCTAGAAAGAATCGTGAAACTCGTCCTGACGTTTTGCATAAGAATCAAGTTTACGATGAGTACTGGGAGAATGAGATTCCTGTTAAGAAGGGCAGCACCGTGCACGTACTTGCAGTTACTAAGATGAACGATCGTCGTGACCGCACACGTACATACAATCCACCAAGGAAGTGGAAAGCATAATGGCAAAGAAAGATAACCTTGGAAAAGAGTTAGCAGAGGGCAATCGCCCTATGTTTATGACTGCTGGGGAAATTGTTAAACACATTAATTTAAATGACTCTAGTCAACGTTATGGTGTTAATTTTGGCGAAGATAAATCACCAGACTTAAAGAGTCGTGATAAAACTACTATGCGTAGAAAACTAAGACAAAGTAGAAGTAGTGCAGATAGTAATGCCCATGGTGCAGGTTTACACGAAAGTATAAAAACTCAAGGATTTAAAGGTAGATTTAACATAATTGATCATGGTCATGAGGGAAGATTATTTGAAGGTCATCACCGTCTAGCGGCACAAAGAAACCTTAATCCAAAACAATTTAATTCAATAAATTGGGTAAAGGGGTTAAACTACTAATGGCTGCTGAAAATAACTTATCTAAACAACAATTTTTTCATGGCTCACAACATTCTCTAAAAGTTGGAGATACCGTAAAACCACATAATGATTTTGCATGGGCATCAACAGATCCTAAAGTTGCATCATCTTACGCTGCCTCTGAAGGGTTAAATGCAGAAAAACATCAGCCAGTGTTATTTGGAACTGTGTACAAGGTGGCGCCATTAAAGAATGATTTAGTACGTAATCCAGGTGCTGATAAACGATTTGGTATTTATGCATCTCCTACAGGATTTAAAGTAACTGGTATGCATTCATTAGTACCTAATAATCAATTGGATACTAAATGAGCAACAATAATAACTTGTCTAAAAAACAATTTCATGTACCTGTTCCTGAGAATGTTCAGATAAGAAAAGCAGGTGGCAAAGGTCATCTTGAAGGTGATAAGACAGAGAGTGCTACTGGTATGGTCAAGACTGAGCGTTTAATTCCTTTAATGGAACATAGACGTCTTGGTAACGACGCACAGCCATCTAGTTCTAAAACTGTTGCTGGAATTAGATCCGACATTAAAAGCGGCAAAGGTATTAACAATCCAATTATGGTTGCGTATGATCATACTAACAAGTGGGGCGTTGTCGGTGAGGGTCATCATAGATTAGAGGCTGCAATGGCAGAGGGCGTTTCCCATGTGCCAGTAACAGTTTATCGTCAGCCAGGATTAGGTGAGCGAAAAGAGAACTTTAAAGGTGGTCATCTAGCCATGACAACTAACTTTACTGATAAAGGAAGTCATGACGAACGTATGGGCAAAGAGTACGTGCCTACTAATATTCACCCTGGACACTTTAAGCAGTTCCAATGAACAATTACGACCATCAAATAGTTTCTAATGTTAGAGAGCATCTAACTGACGACCTACGTAGTGCAAAGTTTCGTGGACACGAGTGCAAGACCGCTGGACATTGCTACGTCGCCAGTGAGGCCGTCTACCACGCACTAGGTGGTAAGTCTGCTGGATACACTCCTATGCAGATTAAGCATGAGGGAACTAGTCACTGGTTCTTAAAACATTCATCAGGAAAGATACTTGACGCAACATCAGATCAATTTGCAACTGCAGTTCCTTATGAGAAAGCCAAGGGAAGAGGTTTCTTGACTAAAGAACCTTCTAAACGTGCAAAGACATTAATGGGTCGTATGGGAGAAAAGTCTTAACTATTTGTGTGATAGGTTAGGACAATGATTGTTACCCTATCTAAAGAAGAGGTCCGTGCCTGCGCTGATATTGCGTTAAATCGCTGGATGATGAAGTGGGGCTCTATTGATCGCCCTAACTATGCTGGAGATAATAAGAGATTTCTAGAACCTGAAATTTCAGCCAATGTTCGCACTATTGTTGCTGAGTACGCTGTGGCCAAATTATATAAGCAGCCATTTGTATTTCCGTTTTACACTAATGAAGAGCATTACTTTAGAAAAGACTTTCCTGATGTAATGCCTGTCTATGAGGTCAAATCAGTTAGGACCAAAGATGAGATCCCAGTATTTCCCAAAGACATACGACCAGGGGTAATTCTTGTCGGTGCTAGAGTACTGGACCGTGATTATTACTCAGAGGTAGAAGTTTATGGGTGGCTTCCCGTGGAAGAATGCACAAAGGATGAGTATCATTATGCTCCAGAGAATTCTTGGCGAATTCCATTAGATAAATTTAACGACACAATTCCAGAGTAAGGATTAGATATGGCAGACAAAGGAACAGCGGCAGCCATTATTGAGGTTGCTGAAAAAGAAGTTGGCACAATTGAAGGTCCAAAAGATAATGAGACTAAGTATGGCAAATTTACCAAGGCTAATTTTCTACCTTGGTGTGGGTCCTTTGTTATGTGGTGTGCAAATCAGGTGGGTGTAAAAGTTCCTAACACCGTATCAACTGTGGCTGGAGCAACTGCTTTTAGAAAGATGGGGACTTGGGTAGATGCAAAAGACGCCTCTCCAAAACCAGGAGACATAGCCTATTTTGATTTTCCAGGAGATGGTGTAGATAGAATTTCTCACGTAGGTATTGTTGTTTCAAATAACGGAGATGGAACTGTTACCTGTATTGAAGGCAATACCGCAGGAACCGCAAAAGGTGATCAACGTAATGGCGGAGAAGTTTGTAAGAAAGTTCGTGGGTACATACCTAACAAAAAGAAAGTTATGGTATCTATTGTTGGATTCGGTCGGCCAAACTACGTTGGCAATGAAGTTGAAGCAAGCGTACCTGTTTCGGATACACCGACTTTCCCAGGAACTATTAAACCTGGAAGTAAAGGCAATGGCGTTAAGGTTGTTCAACGTGCTCTTGGACTAGTGGCTGATGGAGACTACGGTCCAGCCACAAAGAAGGCCGTAGTAGCATTTCAGGACAATCACGACAATTTAGACTCCAATGGAATCGTTGGCCCTAAGACTTGGGCAGAACTGGTCAAATTCATTTAAATCGGACATTTTACCCCTACAGCCCCCATAGATATTTCTGGTATTCTATGGGGGCTTTCTACTGAAAGGGGTGCCCGTGACAACCATCATCGGAGTACAGTACGAAGATCGCTGCATCTTACTTGCAGACAACCAAGTAACAGATGAGAGTGGTCGTATCTATCGACATCCACAAATGTCGAAGATTAGCGAACGTGGTGATTTTATAATTGCTGGCTCTGGAGAGGTTTCTCCTTGCGATATCGCTCAACATATTTGGAATCCACCAAAACTAACTGCCAAAGATTCTAAAGATGTCTATCACTTTATGATTGCAAAAGCAATGCCCTCTTTTAGAAAGTGTTTAACAGAGAATGGATACGACTTTAACGAGGACCATGATAAATCTAAAGAAGGATTACGCTTTCAATTTTTAATGGCTGTTGGTGGAGAACTATTTGATATTGATCAAGATCTGGCTGTAATGAGAAGTATGGACGGTGTTTATGCGGTTGGATCGGGTGCTGTATATGCCTTGGGTGCTCTACATGCTGGGGCTAAACCAATGAAGGCTATGGAAATTGCTGCAAAACTTACAGCCTTTACTTCAGGTCCATATATTGAGAAAGAACAGTGTAAGTAAGTTACCCTAGAGTAACAACTTAATATGCGCCTCCTGAGCATGAGGACGCAAAAACTGCTCTTTTAAATCTATGATAAACTTTTGATATGTCTAAAACTCAAGAAAAAAAGAAACAAAGAAAAGAAGAACATGCTGAATTCCTATGGAACCAGGCTCAATTAAAAGCAGCCCTGATTAAAAATCAATTAGACATTGCTGTCCAGACCTTTAAAGAACTAAGTGGAGAAATGACTGAAGAACAAGTAAAAGCAACTGAAGAACAGACTCAAATTCAATATAAACGTGTTGAAGAGTACATAATGAGCGAAAAAGAAAAGTATTTAGAAAGACTAGGCATCCAACAGGACTGATAATTAGTCTATGTTAAAAAAGATATTCTTTACGGTAATTTTGACAGCCCTTCTTTCTAGTTGTGGTTATGATGGGCATTTCAGATATCCATGTCAAGATCCTAAAAATTGGGAAAATGCAGAGTGCAAACCACCAATCTGTACAGCCAACGGGGCATGTCCAGAAGATTTAGTTAGTCGAGAAGAAATAGAAGGAACACAAAATGGCTAAAGAACGATTATCACCGCAAGATTTAGATGCAAGATTAAAGTTTATATTAGGAATTACATTAGGTTCAATTCTATTTATAACCGCTGTTGGAATTATGTATGCCCTCATATTTGTTACACAACCAATTACTGGACAATCTGAAAACGATAAAATGTTCTTTAACGTATTAGGTAGCGTAGCAACTTTTATTACAGGAACACTTGCTGGTCTTCTTATTGGTAGCAGTGGTTCTAATGCAGCGGCTACTTCTGTAACCGATACTGTTACTGAAATTACTCCTAGTGTTGCTGAAGTTAAAACAGTTGCAGAAGAAATTCCTGCAGCAAAGTTGGATGATCCTAACTACAACTAACGATTATCTGTCTTGTAAAAACCGCCGCCTTTAAAGACGGTTGTAACAGGGGAGTACACTCTAATTAGAGCGTAACCACATACTTCACAGAAATAATTTGTTTCTGGGTCATTGATGCTACGCTCTCTCTCATAATCAAGATCACAACTTATACAAGCGTACTGATATACTGGCATTATTGCTCCTTCTGGTATGAGCATACAGTAATCGATAAAGGGGGCAAAATTAACCTATGTCAATCGCTATAGATACTCAAAGACCTATTGCAGTTACAGAGCGCTGTGACAAATGTGGCGCCCAAGCAATGGTTAGAGCGACACTAGCAAATGGCGAGTTATACTTTTGTGGACACCATGCACGAAAGACAGGTAACAAATTAGTTTTAAATTCACTTCAAGTATTTGATCCTAATGGAGTGTTTAATTATGGCAGGCAGTGATTACTACCGTACTGGCAAAGGAATATTTGGCGGACCAGGTGGTACATATGGAAGATATGGAGTGAGTCAAATGGCAGGTAATTTATCTTCTCAATTTGATAAAGCAGAAAATGCAGAAGAAAGACAACGGCGTAGATTTGGACGTAAACGTGAATCAGGATATTCGGGTGCAGGCTTTTGGTTTGGTAGTTATCCATACATGATTGGTGCAATGAGTTCTGGAACCGATCCTCGTGAAGGAACAATACCTGGCAGAGAACAAGGAATGAATGATTCAGGAGAGTCTGCTTCAGACAATAGTGGTTTGGGAAGTGGTGGAACTGCTGCTGGTTTTGTTGGAGGATTAGATTAATGGCGCAACTAAATCGTAAACCCTTAACTATAAATCCAAATCGTAAAACTAGAAAACAAGAATTTATTTTTAATACAAATTTAGGATACAAATCAAAAGCAAATCCAAGTGTTGTTACTTGGGCATCACCTGGTAAAGGCGTACAGGGTGAGTCAGTTAACTCACAGAACACTGCAGGTAAGTTCATTATAAATAGAAATTGGAAGCCGCTATAATATAGTTGGGCTTTAACATTCCGAGGGGAATAATTGAAAATACTGCGTCCATTCGCAGCACTATCTGTACTACTAAATACTGGAAGACTTATTTTATGTGGAGGAGTTGTTACTCTCTTCCTTGTATTTGGCATGTCTCAAGAGGTTTATGCTCAGGACAATCAAGAACAAGTTGTGGTAAGCCCTGCTCAACAAGCCGTTAACTCAGCACTTGCTACAGCAACTACAGAAGTACAGCAGGCTATTGCAGCCACAGATACTGCCACAGCAGTTATAGCCGCAGCCGTTGTTGAAAAAACTCAGGTTCAAGCAGCGGTAGATTCCGTAACCGTTTTAGTAGCAGTAGCACAAGACAAAGTAGATGTTGCTGAATCTGCCATAGATATAGTCACTACAATTGATACATCAACTGTTCAAATAAAACAAGACTCTCCAGTCGTTGTTGATGCACAAACAAGTGTTATAAATGCAACAAATGCTATCAATGCTATCGACACCTCAACGGCACAAGCCCAGGTTACTGAATTAATTGCTGCCAAGGCTCAAGCAGACACTGCAACAGTCACTGCTCAAACCGAACTAACCCAAGCAAACATTGCAATTGATAATGCCCAAACAGCAGTCAATAATTTGCAAGCCACCATTGGAACTAGTACAAATGTTCTTGCTGGCGTAGATGATGCTGGAATTAGAATGAATCTACCATTTGATTTATTAATGGGTGGGACTCTTTACAACAATGTGTATGTAGGGTCTAATGCAACAGTTACATTTGGTGTAAATGAAGGCAGCAACTATTACAGTACACCTAATGCGCCTTCTATTTCTATAGCAGGATGGGATTGGACAACTTGGAGTACTGGAACAGGAATTACTTATGCGACAACTGGTACAAGTTTAGATATTGCATGGGATCTTCGCCCGTATCCTCAACAAGACGCTTCTACGCAGATGGCGCAAATAAGATTTAATGCTGACGTAAATCCAAATGATGGTGCATGGATGGCTAATGTAACTGCTGTTGGACCAATTCCAGATCAAGCAAGGTTTAATTATAGAGAAACTACAAACGGAACTGTTACTAACATTACAGATACCAATGCTGGAGCAGGTTTTGCTGGACAAATAAGTCAAGGTGCAGCATTTACTCCATACGTAGATCCAAATACAGAAACAGTTCAGGCAGCAGTTGACGCAGCAAATGCAACTATTGCACAACTAAACTCAAGCCTTACTCCAGTTGTTGCTCAAAATACAACTAATACAACCAACAAAAACAATATTGGTAGCACAAATTTTTTTACTAATACTTTAACTTTAGCGGAATCAACAAAAACATCTCTTCAATCAATATTAGATACTAAAGAAGCAGAATTAAACTTTGCAATTAGTTTACTTCCCGAGGTTCCAGAACCTCAACCAGTTCTTCCGCCTCAACCAGAGCCAATCTTTGAAGAAGGTCCTGATTCTCAACCTGAACCTGTTGAACCGCCTGTTGAAATCGATCCTGACGTTCCTGTTGAAGAAGAGCAACCATCAGACCCAGAACCTGAGATTGTTCCTGAGCCAGAACCAGAAGACGATCTTGAGCCTGCTCTAGAGCCTGAATTAATTCCTGATGATTCATCTGAATCCTCCTTAGAAGAACAAGAGTCCATAGTAGATGATTTGGCTAGTGATGGCGAATTATCAGAGTCGGATGCTGAAACAATTTTAGAATCTTTAGATGCCGATGGGGAAATCACTCAAGAAGAAGTAACTAATCTTGTAGAAGCATTATCTGAAGATGGAGAGTTTACTGAAGCAGAACGAGAATTAGTTGCAGAAGCCTTAATTGAGTCTGCAGATGGAGAAGCAGTTACCGCTGAGGCAATTGAAGAAGCAGGACTAACTTATGAAGATTTACCAGCAGAAACTCCTGTTGAGGTTCGCCAAGATGAAAATGGTAATGAAGTTATAATTACTGCAGAAGTAGCAGCGGCACTTACTGTACTAGAAAGTCCTGCTGAATTTATTGGTGCAATATTTGATGATCCAGGACAAGCATTAACTGCGGTATTAAATATCGGTGCTGACATGTCTACTGAAGAGCGAGAAGAGTCGGAGAAGATTATTGTTGCAGCAGTAATTGCGGGACAAGCCGCTATTAATGCAGCAACAATGGCAGCAACAGGTGCAGCAACAACTGCTGCAGTTAGTGCAGCAGGAACTGCAACAGGGGGAACAACACCAACAAGTGGTGGAGGTGCTGGTGGTCCTGCCGCTGGCAATGACAAACCAAAGAGAACGGTTAGGAGACGTAAGCCGTGAAGATATTAAAAGATATGGTTGACCAACTCTGGACACTACTTGGCATGTTTATTGCCTGGGTAGTTTTAGACGGAAGTGCAAAAACCATAGTTGGATATGCAATTGTTGGAACTTTAATTGCATGGGCAGTTACGTATCCACTGCGTAATCGAGAAGATTAAGGGACCATTTACTCTGAGGTTGGGCACATTGTAAGGAGAAGTATG